ATTTAATTTCCGCTGTCAACCTGTCGAATTCGATCCATTCTGCTTGCATAATGCGGACATTTTCAAGGATCATTTTGTCGCTGTAGTATGATTCTGTCATTAGCTCCTTTTGAGCGGCGCAAAATGACTTGCGAAGTGACTTGGCAATCAATACTTTAGTTTCAGTTTTCATATCGTTTCTCTGTGGTTTGTTGCTGTGCGAATTTGCACAAGGGAGATAACTAGCAGCAGCGTGTTGAGTATGCGTTAAATGCGCTGTGCTGCTGCTAATTATCAACCTTGTAAAAACTCACAAGAGAAGAATATATTATCTCGGGTTATTCCAGCAGAGGCAGCGTACTAAGTGTGTCGCTAGTGTTCGGCCTGTCCTCTGTGGTTCCCGGTTCGCATAATGTTTGTATACCGCTGCGACCCTATCAGCATAATGCTGCGTACCACGGTTTACTCGTAATTCTTGATCCCAGCATGACAGGGTGTTGAGTGTGCGTTAAATGCGCTGTGCCTGTATGCCTTGTTGACTCTGCCAGCCTCTGCTGAAAACTTGTCTATGTAAATCCGGGCTTCCTGCCCTGTCAGCGGTGTTGCGTTGCCGATGACCGACAAGATATAGACTGACATTGAGAATATCAAGTATTAATTTGCCTAATTGTGAAACTAATTTGCAAGTGACTGATTTGTCAGGGTTTATCCGCTGAATTAATTTACTCTGATTTGCTCAATATGGCTGTGCCGCTTGGCAGAATGGTGATATTGAGGCTATCAAGTGTAGACACTGGCACAGCTTGATATTGAGTGTATCTTACTATAGGAAAAATGGCACTTTTGAAGTGTGCCGCTTTGTGCCATTTTGCGGAACGCTGCAAGTTACTGATAAATAAGGCTTTGTGCCGTTGTAGACACATGTAGACACTTTTCCTACTAGAGCAATTTGAGATTTTTTTCTCTGTGGTAGTTTGGAATTAATCTGCTCTTAGAAACAGAGCGGCACAGCGGCACAAGCGGCACAAATAACAGCGGCAATATCAAACGCTGCGCGGAAATGCCTGCACTACACAGAATTGGGTGATTGTAGTCGCTGCCTGCTACCTGTGACATTGAGGCTATCAACTGTAGACACTGGCACACTGCGATACTGCGAATGTCACAGAGTAGAAGACCCAGCACATGTAGACACCGATAGTATTGATACGATGAAGATCAGAAGGAATGAACGCGGACACATACGCAGCAGCCAGGAATAGATAAAGAACGGGCGCATGTGACGCTGCGACACTGCGAATATCAGCTAAGTGATTGATTTCGCTGGAGTTTGGGGGTACCCCCCGGTTTTCGCGTTTTGTATTTCTATATTGTCAACCCCACATAGCCAGAAAATTTTCAAAAAAATAAAATTGATATGCACAGTGTCACCTCCTCACACACATTTGATATGCTCAATATCACACCACTATCGGCTCGCCAAGCTACGCTACGCGCACGTATACATTATATGGCGGTTGACAGGGCGCACACACTCGCGTACCCTGCGCAAATGGACAACAACGTGATCGACCATCCTACCAGTGCCAATGCGCGGACAGACCGCGACAAGGCACGCGAGAATTTAGCTCGCCAGTTGCGCACCAATCAGATGATGCGGGAGAGTGCGCGGGAGCGGATAAACGCCGGGCAGATCATTGATCAGATAGGTGAGATCGACGCGCAGCTCATGGGGAGTGCGACACTAGCGACGAAAGAGGTGATCGACCCGACGACTAATGAGAAGACTATCGTGACGTACGAGGTGCCGATACCCATGGAGCGGGAGGTGATCAGTGCGTTGAAGGCGCGTGCGGATATTAAGTTTAAGCTGCTGGGTAAGGTGCTGCCTGACCTGAAGGCTACCGAGAGCGTGAGCCATAGCACCCACGACCATCAGCACGCGCACTTGCACGCCCCGGTCAGCTCCGTCGAGATGGCTACGCGCATACAACTGTGGCAACAGCAGGTTGCGAAGACTCGGCCCCCGAAGGTGATAGAGGGGGAAGTTGAGGAGCCTCAACTTTCTGAGGAGTACGATTGGCTATGACATGGTTTGAGATCTTTGAGATCGCTGTCATTGTAATAGTGATAGCGTTCGCATATCAAATCTGGCGCGGAATGCCATGAGCCTTGAAGATGACCTGAGATTCCTGGACAGCCTCAGTCAAGATCCGCAGGTAGCGTTCATGCCTGACTTTAACAGCATGACATTCGAAGACACTGTGAAGTTCGTCGAGCAACTGTCGGACACTGAGAAGCATAACATGCTGGAAAGCATGAAAGACCATCAGCCCAGCCTTGTGCCGCTGCCCGGCCCACAGACCATGGCGTGCAACAGTGATGCGGATCTAACGCTGTATGGAGGGGCAGCGGGTGGTGGTAAGACGTTCCTCGCCATCATCCTTGCCCTGACCATGCACATACGCACGCTGATGATCAGGAAAGAAGCCTCACAGCTCTATGCGGTGCAGGACGAGATAGAGGGACTGTTGGGTAGCCGGGATGGTTTCAACAGTCAGAACGGGATATGGAGACTCCCAGACAACGAGATCACCGACCCCTACGGGGAGAAGCCTAGCCGACAGATACGATTCGGCGGTTTGAACAAGCCCGGTGATGCGGCGAAATATCAGGGTGCGCCCCGCGACCTGCTAATCGTAGACGAAGCCGCGAACATAACCTACGAGGAGTTCGTGTTCCTGACCGTCTGGGAGCGTACAGCGGTCATAGGACAACGCACCCGCACTATTCTATGCTCCAACCCTCCTGTTGATCAGGTCGGCATGTGGATGGTCAGACTATTCGCCCCATGGCTAGACCCGGAGCATCCGAATCCTGCTGTCGATGGTGAGCTGCGCTGGTTCATCACAGTGGGTGACGACGACATCGAAGTGGTCAACGAAGAAGAAGTAGAGATAGACGGGCAGTTCTATTCACCGCAGTCGAGAACTTTCATCTCGGCTAAGGTCGATGACAACCCGCACATGATTGCGTCAGGCTACAAGAAGAAACTTCAGCGGTTACCTAACTACCTGCGGGATCGGATGCTACACGGTAAGTTCCTGTCTAGCCTTGAAGACGATGCGATGCAGGTCATACCGACAACTTGGGTAGACGCAGCTATCAAGCGGCACAAGGATGAGCCAAGCAAGAGCGACACCCGGATGACATCGATGGGTGTGGATGCCGCTAGAGGTGGTGGTGACGAGATGACCATATCCAAACTACACTTTAACTGGTTCGCTCCCCTCGTCAAGATTCCAGGAGTAGAGGTACCAACCGGGCCGCTCGGTGCAGCAGAGGTGGTCAAGGCCCGGCGCGACAGTGCGCCTGTGAAGATAGATGCCATCGGTGTCGGCACCAGCGTATACGACAAGCTCGTCGAGAACGACATCGATGTCGAGGCTATGATCGGGAACGGGAAGACTGAGGAGCAGAGCAAGGATGGGCTGTTCTGGTTCCGCAACAAACGTGCCTTGTGGTACTGGCGTATGCGTGAGGCACTCGACCCGGAGAGCGGGAATAAGATATCCCTACCACCTGATAAAAAGATGCGAGCCGACCTGTGCGCGTTCACGTATACCATATCGGATGGCAACATAATTCAGGTCGAAGCAAAGGAAGCTGCGAAGAAAAGATTAGGCCGATCCCCGGATGCGGGTGACGCTGTTATATACGCTAACGCGAACTCTGCAACACTTTCGGACTTGCGTCGAGGGTCAAAACAGTTTAAAGTGCGCAGAGCTATAGGTGGAACAAACAGAGGACACAGGTAATGCCAAGTCAGAAACCAAAGAAACCAATGGCAGTTCGCGTACCCCGCGAGGTGCTGTACCAGCGCAAAGTTGACCGCATGTTTCAAGGTCAAGCCGACTACAACAAGAGTCTGAAGAAACGATGAGCGAAACCCCCACTCCCGATAAAGTTGAGTCTCCTCAACTTCCTGCCATGACCCAACAGGAATGTGAAAGCTACATCATGTTGCAGGGTCAATCAGGCAAACCGGTTTTTGAAATCCACCTTGTTGATAAGGAGGTCGATCAAGACCCTACCATGCGTGCTTTGATGGACGCTGTGAGTCTGATGATCCATCAGGGTATCATGGGTATGCCTTTCCAAGAAGCGGAAGCGGCACGTACCAAACCAATCATCACAGGTGTATAACAATGGCTAACCCTTTTGATTTTCTTAAAGACCCGGTCAACGGGAAGTCTCCGCAAGCCAAGGCGCACGCCATGAAGCGCAACTCGGTTGCGAAGCAGAAGAAGATAATGAAGAAGACCGGCGTGAATACCAAATACGTGAGAAAGCCATAATGGATGCCATTGAAATACGAGCGCGGTACGATGCCCTCTGGTCGATACGCAAAACCCCGGAGAACACATGGGATCTGATCGAAAAGTTCATAGCACCTATCCGGGGAGGAAAGTTCTTCCAAGATCAAGCTTCGGAACACGAGATCGATTGGCGCAGAGGACGGGACGTTTTCGATTCAACTGCAATCCTTGCCGCGAACACGCTCGCCAGTTCTGTACACGGTGCGCTTACCAATCCGTCGATGAGATGGTTTGACCTGCGGTTACGCGACGACAAACTTAACCTTGAAGATGCAGCGATCGAATGGCTCCAAGCCTGCTCGGAGAAAGTGTGGTATGCGTTACAAGAGTCTGACTTCAATCTACAGATCAATGAGGCATACCTGGATTTAGTTTCTTTCGGATCTTCGTGCCTTATTGAAGAAGCCGAATCGGAAACGGAATGGAAAGGGGTCGATTTCTCCACTCTCCCGATTCGGGAGATATATTTTGAGCCTGATCATAAGGGTAAGATTCTCAACTTCTATCGACGCTATGAATGGCACGCGCTTCAGATCGTCGAAAAGTTTGGGGATAAAACCCCGACAGAAATACAAGAGCGTGCCAAGCAAGCGGGTCAGGCAGATCAGAAACTAACAGTTATCTTTTGCATCTACCCGCGCAAAGACAAGAAGAATGCGGACACCACCAAGTTGCTAAAACCAAAAGACCGCCCATGGGGATCGAAGTACATCATCCACAGTACAGGTGAACAGGTTGGCGAGGATGGTGGTTACTACGAGATGCCTGCGTTCCTCCCGCGCTGGCAGAAAGCCAGTGGCTCCATGTGGGGATTCGGCCCCGGCACCATTGCTTTGTCAGACACAATGACACTCAACACGATGATCGAACAACGGCTCGCTGCGGCAGCAAAGGTCATCGATCCACCTACACTGGTCACTGAGCGAGGTCTGATGTCTGATCTCGACCTACAGCCCGGTGGACAAACGGTAGTCCGGGACATAGGGCAGATTGCCCCGTATGAGTCAGGAGCGCGATTCGATGTCGCAGACCAGCTCATCATGGATCTCCGTGTGAACATCAACAAGGTGTTTCTTGTGGATCGCCTTGAGCTAAAAGAATCACCGGCAATGACTGCTACTGAAGTCAATGCGCGGTTCGACCTCATGCAACGCCTGCTAGGGCCGGTTTTTGGACGACTCCAAACTGATCTCCTAGACCCGTTAATTGAACGTACGTTCCGAATACTATTACGTGGGCGTCAGTTGCCGGTGATGCCTGACATATTAGCTGACATGGATGCAGACCTCGATGTCAATTACATCGGCCCCATGGCGCGTGCGCAGAAGTCAGACAGTGTTGGCATGATGCAGCAGTGGATGGCTACCATGGGTGAGTTCAGCCAACTGTTCCCAGAGCTAACCATGCTCCCCGATCCTCAGAACTTCGGACGCGAGATGGCGAAAGCCATGAACGTCCCGGCAACCATCGTCCGGTCTAAGGATGAGGTTGATGAAAAGGTCAAAGCCAAAGAGCAGGCCGATCTGGAAGCTCGTCAGCTTGAGATGGCAATGGGTGCCGCAGAAGGCGCAAGCAACTTGGGGGCAGCGTCTAAGAACCTGAGTGCTGCCGGGATGCCGGTGCAGTAATGGCAAGCAAGCCCCTCATCAGAGAAGAACAGCATAAGATTGGTGTCGAAGATATTCGGCGCAGAATTCGTACCAAAGGTGCGGCACTTGTCGCATTTATGGACTCTCCAGTTGGCAAGAACGTGATCGATGCTCTCGAAGAATTATTCTACGATGGCGATACCTTATTCGATCCCGATCCCCATGTTACAGCGTATAACCTCGGTCGTCGTGATGTGGTGTCTTACCTAAAACAATTAAAGAGGTTGAAGGAAAAAGACGATGGCATTGGAACTACCTGACGGTTGGCGCGACCAACTACCCACAGAAATCAAAGACAGCGGTGTCTTGAACGACATCACCAGTATCGACCAGATGGCTACCATGGTCGTCAACGGACGCAAGCTTCAATCGAACCAGATCAGTATTCCTGGAGAAGACGTATCCCCCGAAAAGCGGACTGAGTTTCTGGCAGACCTTCAAACGAAGATCCCAGACCTCGTGTATGTCGGTGAGGGAGCCGATATGTCAAACATATATGATCGTATGGGTCGTCCGAAAGAACCGTCTGAGTACCCCCTAGGGGAGCTGCCAGAGGCACTGAAGGACAACTTCGCGACTCTGACCGCCAAGGCACATGAGGCCGGGGTCAATGCGACACAGATGAAGGCGATCACAGATGCCATCGTCGGTGACTACAACAGCAATGTGAACCTTGCCACTAACGCGATGGATGAGTCAAAGGCTGCTCTCCAAAAGCTATACGGTGATGCGATGGACGATAAGCTGAAAGCTGCCGAAGGGTTCGCCAAGCAAGTTGGATTCGATGACGGGTTCGCTGAGTCTCTCGGTAAAGGTGTTGTCGGTGTTGAGAACATGAAAGCCTTTGAAAAGGTCATGGGTGGTTTCGAATCTGCCGGGCCTCGTATCGGTGACGAGTTTGGTACAGCCTCTGATCGGTTGACTCCCGCGCAAGCAGAGTTGAAGATCAGTGAGATCATGAACAACAAGGAACACCCTTATTGGAATGGCGGCGATCCAGCGCATAAGGAAGCTGTCGATAAGATTCTTGATCTCACCAGAGCAGCAGATGCTGGCAAAACAGAGTCCGAAGCGGAAAAATTTCGGAACGCTCTGGCAGGGGCCGGGTAACAAACGGTTGACCAATGTGTTCAATCGTAGTATGCTGCGCAGAAATCAGTGACAACCTGCGCGGCTTACTGAGACAAATTTCGGGCCTACCATTTGGCAGCTACCCTCAAACTTAAAAAATTTAGGAGGTATGCCAAATGGCTACTGATATTGCAAAAGTCTACATCTCGACATTCGAACGCACTATGCGTCATCTCGCTCAACAATCCATTACCCGTCTTCGCCCCTATGTTACGGAACGTGCCACCAACGGTACAGACCATGGCTGGGAGCGTTTGTCTGCGTCCACCTCTACCAGCAAAGCTGCTGGTCTGGTAGCGACTCCATCTACCGGCGGCACGTACAGTCGTCGTCTGTCTATCGCTGCAACTGAACACGCTGGCGATAGCACGCAACAGGAAGACATCGTCCAGATGCTGATCGACCCGAACAGCAATCAGGCAATGTCTCTCGCCATGGCGATTCGTCGTGCATGGGATACCGCGATCATCACTGCTGCAACTGGTGCTGCAACTGATGGTGACGGTGGTGCTGTTGTATACGACACTGCCAACCAGCAAATCGATGCCACTGGCTCCACGATCACCTTTGATCTGGTCACCCAGGTTCAGGAGAAATTCCTGGAGAACGATATCGAACTGGACATCGAAAAGGTGTTTGTCGTCGGGCCGAAGCAGATCCGCAAGTTGATGCAACTGACTGAGCAGACCAGCTCAGATTACGTTGCACGCGAGTCGTTGCAGAAGTTGTCGTCTACTGGCATCTGCGCGAACTGGATGGGCTTCACTTGGGTCATGTCAACCCTGTTGAACGTCAATGCAGGCGCACCCGATACCATCGACTGTATCGCGTTCACCAAACGTGGACTCGGCTTACAGATGAACCGCGACATGCTTGTCCGGGTCGCTGAAGATCCGACCATGTCATTTGCATGGCGCATCTACTGTGCAACCACCTTCGGTGTGGTTCGTACGGAAGACGAGCACGTAGTATGGCTGGTCGTTGACAACACGTAAGCGGTAGCCAAGAAGTAACTCCGGGAAAGTTGAGGAGACTCAACTTTCCCTTTTTTCATAAATTGTCCGCAGAGGTAAGAATGCGCAAACATATAACACAAGCCGAGATACTTCGGATAGAGAAGTTACTCCGCGAAGGAGTTACTGATAAAGCAATGATTCAAGGCATTGTATTCGTGCATGAAGATTGCATTGATCAGGTTGTTGCGAAGTTCAACAAAACAAATCCAAAGGCGAAGCCAAAGGCAGTTGCTAAAAAAGAAACTGCCGCTGACCGCGCCAAAGCAAAGGCCGCTTTAAAAGCGGTTGATCCACTGTCCTAAGAGGTCATTATGATTCGCGGAACTAAGAACGAAGGTATAAGCTGCATTGCCAAGCAAGTGACACAGGACGGTGCGGGGCCGCCCAACCCCGGTCACATGCTCAGTCAAAGCATTGAACACGTTGTCCTTGACACTGTCACTGGTGCTACTGGTGAAACAAGTGAATCGGATTTCCGTTTGGCTGACCAAACTGCCTGCCCGTCTGGTGAGTTTACCGGCACGTACGAGTAACGTATGGCTACTTCGGTTGTCGCAATTTGTAATCTCGCTCTGAGTTGGTTAGGAGGTGATCTGATCATCAGTCTCGACGATCCCACTGTCGAGGCGAAGTTATGTAAGGCGAACTACGAACCGCTCCGGGACACGGTCTTAGAGGAGCGTGAGTGGACGTTCGCTGTGAAGCGGATAGAACTACCAAGTTTACAGGATACGCCGCTCTACGGCTTCGACAGAGCGTTTCAGATACCACCTGATACAATACGTCTTCTCCAAGTGTCACGAGCAGGCGAAGATGTCACATCAGGTGGTGCTGCGCGGAGAGACACCGGGCAAGGTCGCGAGCAGCGAATAGAGTGGTTGCGCGAAGGTGAGACAGTTGTTGCCAACGGTGCAGAGCGGATCTACGCTCGTGTGTTAACCAGGATTTCAGATACTACAAAGTTCAGTCCTGCATTCGACCAGTGCCTAGCTGCCCGGATTGCCATGGACATAGCCATCCCCTTGACCAACAGCGAAAAGTTGCAGGCATCCATGGCAGCTATGTACGGTCAGAAAATACGAATCGCAGCAGGTACTGACGGTATGCAAGGTCGGTCTTATCGGACACGGTCTGATTCACTACTGGTGGTGAGATGAAGTGCCAAAAGAATACCGCAAGAATATAAGTTTCCAAGCAGGGGAACTCTCTCCTCGCTTCTTAGGACGTAGCGATACTGACATCTATGCTAAGGGTTTGGCTATCGCTGAGAATGTCACTGTTGACATGCGAGGCGGCGCGTTCAAACGTGGTGGTCTGCAACATGTAGCAAGACTCCCCGGTAATAATGGTCGCTTGTTCACCCTGCAAGTGAGTCGCACTCGCTACTACACAATCGTCATCTACTACGACCTCGACCTCGACAAAGGCCAAATGCTCATCCTCGCGCCCGGTGCGCGGGTGCTTGGTAACAACCTGTTGAGCAATGGCAACTTCTCTGCCGCAGGTGCCAGTTGGACTTCATTGGTTGAACCGATCAGTTCAAGAGTAGTCTATGGTATCGGTGAGGCAGAGTTACTCCCAGAGCAAGACAATCCTGATGCAGTGGTCAACGGCAACTTCCAACAAGAGGGACTAAATTGGATAGTCAGGGAAGATCCTGCTGCGTCCGTTGTCAGTTTCAGTGTCGGGCAATGTAGCATGGTGCCTCGTGGTGTTGCGGGTGACTTCGCAGGCATATCACAAGAGCTAACCGGCACTCCCAATGCTTCTTATAATCTCATTATAAACGGTGACTTCGGCGGCGAGACTATCATCAAGATGGGAACTGCTGAAGGTGATGGCACCTACCTTGACACAACAATCACTAACCTGTCTAGCGGCGATCAATTCCCATTCACCCCGACAGCTTCCCCGTTTTGGGTGACTATCGACTGTGTGTCAACCGAAGGTGTCTACGCTACGTTAGACAGTGTGGAGGTGAAAGAACAGATCACCAAGACCGCAGCAATCTCGCAGATGGCTACGGTAACGGCAGCGATCACCGATTTACATCTTGTCACCATCGCTCAAGCCGGTGTAGAGCGATTGAGTGTCTTGATCGGAACAACAGCAGGGGCTAGCGACATCGCAGCATTTGAGTCGTCTGCTCAAGAGATCACAGAAACTTTCGTGCCTAACAGTGCGACTTATTGGGTAACGGTGTTGGCTGATGGTGACAACATCGAAAAGGCGAGTATAAACCTAGTCGGTACAGCGGCAGAGGGTGATGTCGATCCGCTAGGTATACGAATGGACGCGCCATGGAATGAGGCGCAGGTCGATGAGATCCACCAGATTCAGGTACCAAGCGGCAAGACCATTTATTTCACGCATCCAAACGTGCCTACGCAGAAGTTGATCTACGATCATGCTCTTGACGTATTCGTACCGTTGCAAGCGGTGTCGTTTCTCAACCCTCCTGCACAATGGACAGGTATCAACCACCCATCTACCGGGTGTCACTTTCAAGGACGCTTGTGGTTGGGCGGCACCCCGGATCAAGGGCAAACCGTCTGGGCTTCTAAGTCTGGATCACCAGAAGACTTTACAGTAGACGACCCGATCACAGATGCGTCTGCCTTAGAATTCACGTTGCAGGAATTCGGTCGCATTGAGTGGATGCTTGGCACCAAGAATGTTTTGATCGGTGCAGATAACGGTGAACACATCATAACCTCTGCCGGTGGCATCATCACCTCACAAGACTTCCAGATTGATCAACAGTCATCCTATGGCTCAAACAACATGCAAGCTCTACAGGTAGGTGAGAAGGTGTTCTACCTGACCCCTGATGGACGCAAGCTGCGAGCCATGGCATACGAGTGGCAGGAGAATAACTGGATCTCAACGGATCTTACGTTTGCCTCAGAACACATCACAGCAGGTATCGGTAAGCATAGTTGTTGGGCGCAGAACCCAGAATCGATCTTCCTGTTGGAGCTTGAGGATGGCACGCTAGCGTCATTGACTTATGACCGTACTGCTGAAACTAACGCATGGACTCGTCTGATAGCACCGGGTATGCAGATAAAGGATATCGCTACCGGGCGGCGAGATGGTGTCAATGAGATAGTGGCAATGGGGCAACGGTACCCTAGCACGATTGACGTTGAGACAAACTCAGCCAATAAGCAGAAATTAGACTCTTATGTGTCGGTGTTCGATCCAATCGGCACAAACATCATCACCGGACTTGACCACCTTGAAGGCGAGACAGTGCGCCCGATGGTCGATGGCGCGGTCAATCCATTAGTGGTTGTCACTGGCGGTCAGGTCACTACGCAGCAAGCAGGGTTCCAACTTTACGCAGGTATCCCGTACACTGCGACGATCAAGACGTTGCCGCCTGACATTCCCCAGAGCCAGATCAGATCCTGGAAGAAGCGATGGAACAAGGTATGGGCTTTGATGTACGAATCCAAAGCACCGATCATCAATGGCACTCGTCCTCCTGCCCGCACGCCATCGACCCCGATGGATACTGTCGAGCCAGACATATCCGGTCACTACAAGACCATCAACCTTGGATGGGATGATTTCGGTCAGATCACCATCTCGGAGGATCTGCCGGTCAACATGAATGTTCTCGCGATATACGGCGAGATGGGAACGGAGACACTGAAATGATTACGGAGATATTGAAATGCCAGTAAGCATGAAAGGTTTCTTCAGCCCCGGTGGTATGGGCGAAGGCGGCAACCCGCTATTGAATCGGCCTGCCGGGTCGGGCGCAGTGCCGCAGAACATAATCGGCAACGACACACCCCTGAGTGCTGAAACTGGTGCAGAGGATGCTGTTGTCGCTAGCGGTGTGGAGATGCCGGTACATGACATCGGGCCTAAAGACAGCACTAAGGTGTCTGAGATCGCTACTGGTGCTGCATTGGGTGCTTCGATAGGTAGTGTTTTCCCGGTCATCGGAACTGGTGTCGGTGCCGTTGTCGGCACCTTATTCGGTGCGCTCGGTGGCATGGATCTGTTGGGCATGGGTGGGCCGAGCAAAGGCGAGATCATGCGGGACAGACGCAAAGCTACGCAACGATCCTATGCGGCAGGGCAGGGTGCCTACGATTATGCTACTGCCAAAAGAACCGAGATAGACGACATCTACGAAGCGGGTTTGGCCTCTGGTCGGGCAAAGTTAGCCGGGCAAGGTGTCGAAGTTGACGGTTCTAGCCAATGGGCGCAACTGCAAGGCGGTCTGTCGAAGACACGGAATGAATCAATCGCGAGTCTTGAGAAAGAGATGTCCGACTTCCGTAAGGGTGACCACATGGAATGGTTCAGAAATGACTACGGTTACCTGACTGGTGTGAAGCAGATGGAAACCGGTAGCTTGAAGAACATGGAGGAACGGAACTTTTCGCAAACGATCGGTCAGGACGACCATGGTCGCAGTAACGCGATGGTGTACGATAAGGATCAGTACAAGCAACTGCGAACCAATACCAATAAGGATCTGAAGAAGACCTTTGAAGAATACTCCCAGAGGCTCGCCCCCGGTGTAGAGGCTTACGAGAAAGCTCAATTCGGTACTGCTGAAGACAAGGCTCAGTACAAAGCTGATGTTGATGCTCGTATTGTCGAAGCAAACAAATGGTATGACCGGGAGGTTCAGACCTACCGGGCAAAGAAGTACAACGCTGGTCTGGTATACAACCCACGGAACGATGATCGTGGTACAGGTAGTAACTTTGTCAAACAGTCTGACGGTACCTTCATTACCAAGGCTGCGGCAGAAGCGGCTAAGTCTCCCGCGCAAAGACGGAAAGAACAACAACAAAATGAGAGGGGCAAGTAGATGAACCCTTTTATGATCCCTGCGTTAATGTCAGTCTTCGGTGGCTATCTGGGTTATCAAGGTGGTAAAGATCAGGTTAAAGCCGGGAGACAGCAAGAGCAGCTCGCTAAAGAAAATGCGTCACTCAAGAGGCGCGAACTTGAAGAACAGGTTCGTCGTCAGAGCATTGACGATATGCGTCTGAGAGGCTCCCTGTTGGCTCGTCAGGCTGCTTCTGGTGCAGAGGTAGGCTCAGGTACCAATCTGGCTAACGCAGAGGATATGCTCGAAGAACAAGAGTCTCAACTGAACTGGATGAAAACCGCAGGGGCATCCAAGATTCGTATGGCTTTGAAAGCTGAAATGATACAAGCCGACATCACTAAAGAACAAGGCAAGAACCAACAATGGTCGTCCATCATCAACGGTGCGATGGGCGCATTCACATTCGCAGCTCAAGGTGGCATGATGGATTGGGGTAGCACGACTACCACTGCTGTCACCAATAGTGCATACGCTAAGAGTTCCAGCGGTTTCCGCATTAGCCCCGGTGGAGGCTTTCAATAATGAAAATGCCAAGAGTTGAAATGGGGCGCGTGCAATCGCTGGGCGAAAACAATGTCAGTGCGGTTGGGGCTAAAGGTCGGCAAGCTGCTGCAACCGGCAAAGAACAGCAAGGTTTGATGAACATGATGGCTGATGTTGCTGGTGATTATATCCAGCGGCAGCAGAATGTCGAATACGAAAATGCAGTGGCTCAGTCACAGATCCAGATAAATGACTTTGAGAGACAACACCTAGCCAAGCAATACTATACTGCTGACGAGCTGGGGAACATCTCAGAAGAACTGGTACCCCGGAGTACCACAGAATTCGTCAATGGTGAGAGAGTCACGATTCCCCGCAACGATATCCCGGCGTACGAGGCTTACCCCCATCTATTGAAGCAGCAGCTCGCCGGTCAAACTGAAGTCACCGCAGAGAAAATCTCTAACCCGGTGCTTCGCAAAGAATACCTGCGGATCGCCAGTGTCAAAAACTCTGAGATGATGATGACCGCAGGGATCAAGGCCGAACAGCAGCAGCAGGAGTTCGTATACAACGATGGTGTACGGAATGCTGAACAGGCTTTCAAGAGCGGCAACTTCGTAGAGGGTGCGTTCTATGTTGAGAACCTTGTTACTGACGATGGCACCAAAACAGCAATGCTTGAGGCTGGAAGTATTGAAGTTGAAAGATTTGAAGTCACCGAGATTGGTAGATCCACGGATGAAGAATGGATACTGACAACCCGGTCACGTTACAACGATCCCAACTACGATGGCGGTCTGAACGGTAAAGCAGTTGTCGCGGATCTGGATGCCCGGTTAGCGGAGCTTGGTCTTGAGAGAATCCAGGACAAGGAGGTTGCTGCCGATATCCTATACAGCAACAGGGTTGTAGCTGCCGGTAACGGGAACCTCACTCGCGAAGATATTGAGGCAGGCTTCAAGCTGTACGAGATAGACCAAGACAACAAGAACGCTGTCACCCCACAGGAGCGTCTGTCACTGCTCTCAGTTGTGGACAGGTACGAGGCCGATGTGCAGCGGGAAGCAGACGCAGCAGCAACGGAAGCTGAGAAGGCTATGACCGCTGCTGAAGAAGAAGCTTATGACCACTATTGGAAAGCTTTGAACGGTGGCATCGATGCAGGTCAAGTCAACTATGACTTTATTGAAAATGAATACAAGCAAGGTCGGTTGAAACCTCGTGACGAGATAACAGCTCGGCGCAGACTAGACATGGTCAATAATCGGAACACCGACAAGGCTAACAGTTCGCGGTTGGGGTCTGATGTTATAAACGGTAAAGTGCCGCCAGATCGATATGACCCCAAGCAGCAGAAAGGTGTCGATGACTACGTCGAGATGAACAACATCACAGATCCCGATGTGATCGAAAATATTATCCGGGAAACTGCCATCATTCCGCGCCCCACGCAGAACATGTTGAACAGTAGCGCGATGGTCGGTGAAGGAGAGGAGGTTCTAGCCTCTCTGCGCCTGTTTGGGAGACTTACTGACCAACAGCAATACCTAGTGACGGATATGGGTCAAGAGGCTAAGAACGTCTTCTACGATGCCACAGCATTAATTCGTGGTGGTGTCGATGAAATGAAAGCGATGGAGATAGCTCGCGAGAACGAAGCGTTACCGAGAGAAGTGAAAGAGCAGCGGGAGCGGGAGTACCGTTCTGAAAAATACACTGCCGAAAGCAACGTCAAGACACTGAAGAAATTCATGGATGACGACGAGGGTATCTATGGTTTCGATCCGGGCTTCTGGCTAGAATCCCCTCCTGCGACAGTGAGCCAGATGTCAGGTGAGTTTGAGAACATGGTCAACGTCTACTACCAGCGGACAGGTGACATCAAGCGTGCGCAGCAGATGGCATGGAGCGGTGTTAAGGAAACATGGGGCGCACAAACTGCCGGTGCAGTGATGACCAGTGAGGGTAAGAAGAACAATGTCACACGAGCTGCCAAGTACCCGCTTGAAAGAACACACGGCTTGACCACAGCGCAAGCCAACAACGCTGTCGGTGCGTTCTCAGAAGGTCATGGTTTTGACCCAGAGAATGTGATGATCACGAGCGACCCCATCACGCAGCGTAACGGCACCTATCAGGTCATGTTGATAGATCCAGAAACGGATGAGATGTCACGCCCCGTCTATGGGCCGAATCACCCGAAGGCAGGAGAATTGCTCCGCTTCAATGCTCGTGATTGGGCGGTCAAAGGTGAAGGACAGTTACAATCCTACAGTGATGCCTACGGGTACAGTCTCAAGGTGCAAGAGGAACTGGCTGAAGTTGAATCGGCAGAGGAACGCAGACAGCAAACATCAAGCGGCCCGATACCCGGCTACACAGGACAACAGATACCCTAATGGCTGAACCAATACCAAAAGGAGGCACCCTACGATTAGGTGATCGCGACAAGGCTATCACTGCTGCTGCTGCTGAACGCGAAGCCAATGCGGTCAGTGCGCCATGGCAACAGGCTCTACGCAAAGGTATCGTGCGCGAGAACTTCATCTCAGCATGGTACACTGACAAGTTCGATCATTGGGGAAAGCCAAATCCAGGAACCATACCGTTTGCCAGAGATCCTAATTATCGTTTCGAAGAAGATGAGGCTAACCTCAACTACGATCCAGCCAGAATGTCAGGCGCGAAGTCGGCAGGGGAAGCGAGACAGTGGCGTGCCGAGATCGATCAGGAAAAGGCTGACCTAGACATCATCAACTCGACAGCATGGGGAACTCTAGGTCAGTTCGCAGGAGCAGTTGGATCGCCACAGGTTGTAGCTGCTGCTGCATTAGCCCCGGTCAGTATCCCCGGTATGGTAGCTGCTGAGTTTGCACTAGAGGGTGCCAGTGAGTACATGCTGCACCAGCAGCAACGGACACGCACCATAGAGGAGTCTCTCTGGAATGCCGGGTTGACCGCTGCCACAGCAGGTATACTGGCAGGCGCGGCTAGCTATTGGGCGAGAACCCCAAAGCGGGATCTTCCCCCTGACGCTATCGATGAGATTAACGCAGGCATCCATCCCGGAGGCAGCGGTGATAGTGCGGGTGCAGCGAAGGTTCTCGAAGAAGACCAGCTAACCAAACAGGAAGATTCACTCGTCGGCGGCAGGCTGGCTGAGTTTCTTTCCATAGGTCAAATGTCACATCTGGTAGGAAGCACCTTTCAAGCGTCCCGTAACATAGCCTCAAAGCTCGCTGACAACCCGTTGTTCACTAAGGGTATGGAGAAGGGCAAGACTCGCGGCGTGAGCGTAGAGAGCCTTCAGGAAGCTGCCATGGGGCGTGTGGTGGTGGCTGCTGATAAGGTAGCGGCCCTGAGTAAGAAGTCCGGGCTAGACCGCGACACTTTTGAGCAGCAGGTCGGCAGTGCCATGTCTAACGGTGACCGCCACACTAACCTACGAGTACAGCAAGCAGCAGAGGTGTACCGCAAAGAAGTTATCGATCCTATCCGTGAGGCATCTGAGCGTCTAGGCATACTTGACAACGTCGATGAGATGAAGGTCAAGATCAAAGAACTTGAAGAAACTGTCACCACACTGGCTACAGGTGCCAAAGGCATCAATGTTAAAATGGAGGCAATCGAATCAGCTCGCGGTAAGCTGGTGGCTAGCAGAGAGGCAGGGTTGCAGAAGTTAGCCAAGGCAGTAGAAGCCTCGCAGAAAAAACTCGACAAGGCACGCGCACCGGGAAAAGACGGTAAGAAAAAAGTTGCGTCACCTCAACTTCGTGATAGCCATAACGAGATGCGGAAAGCACTGACAGCCTACCGTAAGGAAACTGCCGACAAGGTTAAGGAGTACCGGAAATCTGCTAAGGAGCTGCGAGTCCAGAAGCAGGAACTAGCTGCTGCCCGGAAAGCTACTCGCGAGATGCAAACCAAGATCGACAATCCAGGAGTGTCCTTTGCTGAGTCATACTTCCCCCGGATCTACAACCGGGATGCGATGTATGATAATTGGGGAACTGTGAAACTGGCGATCACCAAACACTTCCGAGAAAACCGGGACATGGCAGGTAAGTATGAGCCTGCTGAGATAGAGCTGATGGTTCAGGACACGATGTTAAACATGGTAGCCGGGCGGTCACAGGGAATCAAAGGTGACGGTACACCAACTGCCCTACGCGCTCGTGTGCTGTCGATGATGGACAACGAGCTAGAGGCTCTTGGTATCGTCGAGAAGAACGCGACTCAAGGTATGATCCGACACGCACAGGCAATGCAGCCTTACCTGATCATGCGTGAAGCATTCGACGGGCAGGGTATGCGCGAGATGTTGACCACCATCGATGACGAACTTGATGTGCTGATTGGCAAGGCAGGTGACGATGGCGCGGAAGTCAGGAGATTGACCGAAGAAGCACAGGCTGACAAGGATCGTTTGAAAGTGATACACAACCGCTTGATGCACAATGTTCAGCGTGCGGTTGATCCGGGTGGCGCAGCAGAGAAAGCTACCCAATTCGCCAAAGCTCTAAATACAGCTACCTACCTCGGTGGTGTTGTCCTGTCCAGTGTGCCTGATTTGGCTCGTCCGATTGCGAACTACGGTCTGCGTAGCTTCGGCAAGGGTCTGGCTAAAGGCATGGCACAGGCGTTTGCCGGGAGAGGCTCGCTCGGCTCGGTGCAAGTGAAGCGTACTGGCGCGGCATTACAGCGCACCTTGAACGACAGGGTGATGCAGTTGACGGACAGCCTTGAACCCATGGGTAAGTGGACAGGTCGGCTACAGAGAGCATGGGAAAAGACTTCCCTGTTTGGGGTTTGGACAGACACTATGGAGAGTGTCGCGGCTCATTCCGCTATGGATTGGACTCTACGGATGGCGAACAAATCACTCGACGGTACGCTTACCAGTAAGGCCGATATACGACAGCTTACCCGGATGGGATTGACCTCAGAAGATTTGGCCTTGATTGCACGCGAGAGTGAGCGTACTGTGGGCGCACAGGATACGACCCTGAAATACATGAATACGATGGAATGGCAAGACATGGATCTAGCCAAGCGGGTAGAAGCTGCCATCGGATCTGACGTACGCCGCACGATCATACGGATCGGAGCAGGCGAGAAGCCAGCCATGATGGATGGAACAACATGGTCATGGTTGCTACAGTTCCAGAGTTTCGCGATGAGTGCGCAGAACAAGATACTGGTCGCAGGGATACAAAATCCACACGCGATCAGAACCGCACAAAGCCTGATCGCAATGATGGCTCTGGGTGCCGGTGTCGGTGCAACGAAAGCCACACTGCGCGGAGATGACGTAAGCGATTGGCCTGCTGGTCAATGGGTAGCAGAAGGGATTGACCGCTCTGGTATGTCAGGTGCATTGAGGATACCCTTCAACTTGCTGCGGTATGTCGGGTCGCAGACAGAGTCAGGAGCAGAATTTTTTGGAGAACCCTCTCGATTCATTGGGAGAGAGTTAGAAGGCATCATTGCCGGGCCAACAATATCAACTGTCGGTCACGCATGGCGTGCAGGGTCACAGGCAATGGATGGTGATATGGCTAGCGCAGGCGAGCATCTGTGGAAAGCCACACCACTCGGTAACACATGGCATATCAGAAATGTACTTATGGATTTAGGGGATAATTAGATGACAGTTTCAACCACTACCAACAAGATAATCTATAGCGGGTTGATCGGTCAGACGATCTTCGCCTACAACTTTCGGGTTGATCGAAAGCTAGACATGAACGTGCTGCTTGATGGTCTTCTATTAGCTCAAGGTGATTGGACTATCGATGGTGTCGGTGACGATGTCGGCGGCAACGTCACGCTGAACACCCCGCTCATTGCCGATGTGTCTGTCACCCTGTTGCGTGAAGTCGAGGAAACCCAGGAAGTTGACTATCAACCCTTCGACGCTTTCCCGGCAGAGACTCACGAGGGTGCGCTCGACAAGCTGACGTTTATCTCTCAGCAGCAGCAGGAACAGATTGATCGCGCACCGAAGCTACCCGTCGATACTGCTCTGGACAACTATGATCTCGGCACACCAACTGCCAACATGGTCATCCAGTACAACGCTGCGGAGGACGGGCAAGAGTCCACAGGCATAGATGCCACTCAGTTCAACAGCAACGTGCAGGCGGCAGCAGACAGTGCGGCAGAAGCATTGGCTAGTGAGAACAAGGCAAACGAGTGGGCTGAGACTCCCGAAGACGATCCGGTTGAACCCGGTGAGTTTAGTGCCTTCCATTGGGCGCAGAAAGCATTGCTCGCAAACCAGTGGGATCAATACCTTGCCGGTTATGAGTTGGGCGGTCTGCATGAAAACTATACCGGCGATTTAAACAATATATCTCAAAATTCATGTTATCGAA